CCGCCGGACAACATGAGCGCCAGGTCTGCGACTGAGGTAGTCGAGAGGATGAAGGAACTGTCCCAGAACTTGGGCAGCGCCTTTGGCAGACTGATCAACGAGACAATGATCCCGCTGGTGACCAAGACGCTGGAAGTCATGGATGCCCGTGGTCTAGTGGACCTGCCGTTGCGAGTCAACGGCCTTGAGGTTCGCATTACGCCGGTGGCTCCGCTGGCAATGGCGCAGTCTATGGACGAGGTCAACAAGGTGCTGCAATTCGCACAGATCGCACAGGGCGCTGGACCGGAAGGTCAGATGTCTCTAAAGGTTGGCGAGATGCTGGATTATGTTGGCGAGAAGCTTGGCATCCCGGCGCGGCTCAGAACCAGTCCGGCAGAGAGGGCGCAGCGCATGCAAGACATGGCGCAGATGGCGCAGCAGGCAGCACAGGCTAATCCAGAAGCCGCAGCTGGTGCAGTGCAACAAGCAATGGGGGCCTGATGTCTGGTTGGGATGATCTAGAAACGGCAGCACCAACCGATGTTCGTGATGCGTCAGAGGCCAGAGACAATCTGGACCGGCTGACATTACGGGTCTTTTCAAACGAAGACGGCAAGAAGCTGGCCGAGTGGCTTCGTGCCGTCTACCTAGAGCAACCGGTTGCCGTGCCTGGGAGCGATCCAGCCCATGCGTTCTACCGTGAAGGCCAGAACAGCGTGGTGCGGGATATTGAAGCACGGATAAAGAGAGCAATTAACCAAGGGAACACTTAATGGAAACGCAAGGAAACGAGCCTAGCAACACCGAGCCGTCTGGCGGTGAAGTTGGCCTACTCGATTCAGCGACAGTCACTGATGACAGCGCGGCCCAGCCTGACACCCAAAATGTTGTCATCGCTCACAAGGCAGAGGAGCCGTCTACCGATGAAGAGCCTCTCGAAAGACCAGACTTCTGGCCGGAAAACTTCTGGAAGAAAGACACCAGCGAGCCGGACCTCGAAGGCATCGCCAAAAGCTGGAGCGATCTCCGCAAGCAAATCAGCCAGGGCAAGCACAAAGCCCCAGCCGATGGCAAGTACGACACCGCCGCCTTCGGCTCGATCCCTGAAGACGATCCTCTCCGCAGTCATGTCATGGGCTGGGCGCAAAAATACGGTCTTAGTCAAGGAGCGCTAGATGACCTTGTTGGTGAAGTGGTCAAGATGGGGTCTGGGAATGTCGAGGCCCAGGTTAAGTCTCTCCAGCAGGAAAAAGCTGCGCTTGGTCCGAATGCGGATGCGGTTGTCAAAGGGATGGTTGACTGGGCATCCGGCCTGGTCCGCAAGGGAATTTGGGGCAAAGATGACTTTGAGGAATTCAAGGTTATGGGCGGGACGGCCAACGGCATTAAGGCTCTGATGAAGCTGCGGGAATCCTACGAGGGAACCCGTATCCCAACCAACTCCCTGCCGCCGTCTGGCGCTCCCAGCAAGGACGAGTTGTACCAGATGGTTGCCGATCCCAAGTACAAGACCGACCCGGCATTCCGTCAGAAAGTGGAGCGGATGTTCGCGTCCAGTTTTCAGTAAGCTATTTGTCAGGTTTTTCGTCGCCACCTTTCCCCCGGCCATCCACCGGGGGTTTTTTTTAAGTTAGCGCTTGCTTTCTACAACCGGGAGCGTATGATCCGGGACAAGGCATACCGGATTTTCGGCCCTTCCCACAGCAGGCGCTGTCGCGTGGTTGGCGTAACCAACAAGCATTCGGCCCAGATTTTTGGCATACCGGCGCGAGAACCCAATCCTAAATTTTTGAATGAGGTAATACCATGAGCGTGTCTCTCTCGAACGCCTTCGTTACTCTCTTCGATGCGGAAGTCAAGCAGGCTTACCAAGGTAAGGCCATGCTGGTTCCGGCGGTTCGCCAGCGTCGAGGGGTTGAAGGCAGCACTGTGAAGTTCCCGAAAGTGGGCAAGGGCGTAGCAACGATCCGCGTTCCGCAGACCGATGTCACCCCGCTGAATGTCGCTTTCTCCACCGTCACCTGTACCCTGGCCGACTACAACGCTGCCGAGTACTCTGACATTTTTAGCCAAGCCAAAGTCAACTTCGACGAGCGCCAAGAACTGGTGCAAGTTGTTGCTGGCGCTATGGGCCGCCGTCAAGACCAGATGATTCTGGATGCGTTGGCTGCTTCGTCCACCTCGCTGACCGTCAGCAATGACATTGGCGGCACGGACAGCAACCTCAATGTGGCAAAGCTGCGTGAAGCCAAGCGTCTGCTGGATAAAAACAATGTGCCGCCGGAAGGCCGTCACATCATTATCCACGGCAATGGTCTTGCTTCGCTGCTGTCGGAAACCTCCGTCACTTCGAGCGACTTCAACAGCGTGAAGGCGCTGGTGCAGGGCGATATCAATTCGTTCCTGGGCTTCACCTTCCACACGCTGGGCGATCGTTCCGAGGGTGGCTTGGTTATTGATGGCTCGCTGGATCGTTCTTGCTTTGCTTTCCATCAGATGGCTGTTGGCTACGGTGAAGGCATTGGAATGCGTACCGAGATCAATTACATTGCAGAAAAGACTTCGTGGCTGGTTAACGAAGTGTTTTCGGCTGGTGCGATTGCCATCGACGATGAAGGTATCGTCAAAATCACCTGCCGCGAAACCTGAGATAAGGAGCAATAAATCATGGCTTTTTCCGCAACCGGCTTCAATGCCGTTGGTGGTCAGTCTAAGGCTGGTAATGCCCCGGCTATTTATACCTACAGCAGCACTGATGCCCAATCGGTCATCCGCGCTTCGGGGTATTTCAATACCGTGGCTTCCATCCTCAAGGTTGGCGATCTGATTTTCTGCTACTCGGCAACGGGTGGCACTCCGGTGATGTCTACCGCCTATGTGAACTCCAATACCGGTTCGGTAGTGGACATCACTGACGGCGTGACTGTGACTGCAACGGATACGGACTAATGCAGTGGGGTGGCAGAGCCGTCCTTGTTGTCGGTTCTGCCACTTGTGTTTCGAGCGATTTGTCTAAAGCCTTTGCACTTAGGCCAAGCGCTGATGTAATTGCCGTAAAGTTTTCGGTGTCAATCGTTAAAGCGAGACATGCTGTGACGCATCATCCAGAACATGCTGTCAGGATGAAAAAACTGCACCGAGAAAAGTGGGGTGATGAAGTTGTTGTTCACTCTCCATACAAGTCAAGTATCAAGCCCGATGATTTAAATTCAATAGATTGTGTCTGGCCGTGCCTTGCTGGTGTTCGTGGGACTTCTGGCTGGGGAGCGGCCCGTATCGCAAGCCTGCTTGGTTATGATGAGGTAATCCTTTGTGGATGCCCAATTGACCTGGTTCCTGATAATGAGCAGTTTTTTGATACGCAAGTTAAACATGATGCGTCAAAGGTTGGAGCATCTAATCCGCGTGGCGCTCCGTGGAAAAGCAAAACAAATCTTGATGAATGGCACTCTGCAATTCAAAAAGACATTTCTGCTGGGTTAGCTGCCAACATTCGCTCTATGAGTGGATGGACAAGACAAGTACTGGGAGCGCCAAATGGCAGCAGGTGATTCAGCCCTTTCCGTTTGTTCTGACGCGCTGATAATGCTTGGCGCAAAGCCGATCTCTTCGTTTAATGATGGGACGGATGAGGCTAATACCTGTGATCGTCTTTACGCAGATATCCGCGATCAGGCGCTGTTGATCTACCCGTGGTCATTCAGTTTCAAGAAGGTGGCTCTGGCTCAGTTGGTGACTACACCCACTACAGAGTACAAGTACGAATACGCGCTGCCTGGTGACAAGATTGGACCGCCCAGGGCGCTGTTTACCAGTGCATCGCCTGGTGACTATCCGCGCAAGGAATACCGAATCTTTGGTGATACGGTAATGACTGACTACACGGCAGTCTGGATTGACTACCCGTACTCAGTCCCGGAATACTCGCTGCCGGTCTACTTCATCCAGCTGCTTAAGTACATGATGGCGTGGCATTTGGCAATGCCAATTACGGACCAGGGTGACAAAGCCAGCTACTGGCAGGGCGTGGCCGTCGGAGCACCTTCCGACAATGGCCGCGGTGGTTATCTGCGTACCGCAATGCAGATCGATGGCGCTGGTCAGCCAAGCAACAGCATCAATGACTTTAGTCTGATTGCGGTGAGGTACTGATGACTCGCTTCGTATCGATCCAGACTAACTTTGGCAGCGGTGAACTTGACCCTTTGCTGCGGTCCAGGGTTGACCTGGCCGCGTATGCCAATGCGCTGGAGGAAGCCACCAATGTTGTCTGCCAGCCGCAGGGTGGTATTCGCCGCCGCGCTGGACTGCGCTACCTGACTAGCCTGCCAAACAGCAGCACCACCTCGGCAGCCAACGGGGTGCGCTTGGTCCCGTTTGAGTTTAGCACTACCGATTCTTATATGTTAGTGCTTACTCACAATCGTGCTGCCGTGATCAAAGCTGGAGCAGTGATCCCTAACATTAATGCTTCTGGCAATGCTTATATCGATCTCTCAGGCGTTGGCATCACCGGCGCAATGCTCAGTAGCATCTGCTGGACGCAGAGCGCCGACACGCTGATCCTGGTCCATCCTGACCTGGCTCCGGTCAAGATCGTGCGTGGAGGTACAGACGCTACCTGGACTGTCAGCGCCATTACTTTTGTCAGCGTCCCAAAGTATGCCTACACCCCGGCCACCACAAGTCCAGCCGGGACACTTACGCCAAGCGCTGTCAGTGGAAACATTACCCTGACGGCATCAGCTCCCTCATTTACGGCGGCTTCTGTCGGCCAGTATGTGACAGCCCAGCCGCAGGGAAGGGCGAGGATCGTAGCCTATACCAGCACCACGGTTGTCAGCGCTGTAACTGAATTCCCGTTCTTCAGCACTGCCGCTATTGCAAATGCCTCATGGACTTATGAGTCTGGCTACGAAGCGGTCTGGTCAGCGACCAAAGGCTACCCGCGAACCGTAACTTTCCATGAAGGACGGCTCTACTTTGGGGGCAGCAAGTCTCGGCCATCAACGGTCTGGGGCAGCAAGGTTGCTCTATTCTTTGAATTTGAAGCTGACGAAGGGTTGGATGATGACTGCGTAGAAGCTACGCTAGACACCAACAACTACAATGCAATCGTAGACATTCTGTCTGGCCGTGACTTGCAGGTCTTCACCTCTGGCGGTGAGTTCTATGTGCCGCAGTCTGGCCTTGATCCAATCACTCCGACTAACTTCTTCATTAAGACCGCAACGCGGAACGGGGCCAAGGAAGGTGCGCGGGTGCAGACGCTGGAGTCTGGGACGCTGTTTATCCAGCGCCAGGGCAAGTCTCTCAACGAGTTTGCCTACACTGACACGCAGCTGACCTACATCACCAGCAAGATCAGTTTGCTGGCTGGACATTTGTTGAAGACCCCAACGCGCATGGCGCTGCGCCGGTCCGTGAACACAGACGAGAACGACTTGCTGCTGATCACTAATGGCGATGACGGCTCTATGGCTGTCTTCTCTATGCTGCGGGTACAGAACATTATTGCGCCATCCCAGTTCACCACGGATGGCGAGTTCCTTGATGTTGGCATAGACATTAGCACCATCTATGTTGTGGTCAAACGCACGGTAAACAGCACGACCCAGTACTATGTCGAGTATTTTGATGACACGCTATCTACGGATTGCGCTAAGTCTGGCGGCGCTGCCGCTACCGTATCGATGTCTCACTTGGTTGCAAAGACCTGCGAGTTGGTACTTGATGGCGCTGTTCAAGAGGATGAGGTTGTTCCTGGTGGCGGCACTGTTACCTTCCCGCGGTCATCTACAACATCCTACGAATGCGGCCTGCCATATACGGTACGCGCTGTAACTATGCCAGTGGATATCAAGTTGCAGACAGGTACACGGATTGGATTTAAGAAGCGGATTGTTGAGGTTAATGCGTTGGTCTACGAAACGCAGCACATGAAGATCAATGACATTGAAATACAGTTCCGCACTTTTGACACGATCAACATTCTTGACAACGCGGTCCCTGAGTACACCGGGACTAAGACGCTGCATGGAATCCGTGGCTACTCGCAAGATTCAAAGATCACCATTGAACAAGACCTCCCGCTCAAGATGACACTGCTTGGGCTTGAGTACAAAGTAGCAACGCACCAAGGGACATAATGGAAACAGTTGCCATAGTTGCATCTATTGCCAGTGCCGTAGGTTCTGTACGCGAGGGATATCAGCGTCAGGCTGCGTATCAGCAACAAGCTGCAATGACCCGTATCCAGACCGAGGCGCAGCGTCTTGAGTCTGAGCGCAGAGCAATCCAGTACGAACAGCAAGGGACGGCCATCTTGCGCCGGATCAATGTAGCCAATGCTGCCGTAGCTGCCCGTGCATCTGCTGGCGGCGTGATGCCGTTTGAGGGTTCTGCTGCGCTGGTGGCTACCATGAGCGAAAAGGCTGGTGGCCGTGAGTACGGGTATGCCACAGAGGGCGCTGGCGCAACTAGGCGCATGGGCCTTATTGCTGCAAAGCTTGGTGAGTTGAAGGCTGATCAGTACACGCAGGCAGCAGACACGGCAGTCGAGTCTGGCTGGATGAGCGCTGCCGGAAAGCTTGGCATGGCTGCTTTCCAATATGGAAAGCTTGGTGGACAGAAGCCTGCGGATGTAGAAGATAGATTTGTTCAACCTAATTTAATGTAAAGCAAATCATGGCTGAACTTCAACGCTACAACCCTGTTGGTCTTGGCTTGGCATCCTTGCCAGGACTGCCAACGGTAGAGCCTATTGCGCTGCAAGAGCGCATCCGTGAGACTCAAGGCTTATCGGCAAGCCTAGATCGTATATCGCAATTTGCTTTCAAGGAAGCAGCAGAAGAAGCAAAGCGTCAAGGCATGGAGTACGGGGCTGAGAATCAAATAACGCCAGAGCAAGCAAAAGCGGCATTACTTAGTGATGTAAACCCTAAAAACCTGCTGGTAAAGTCAGGTACTTATTTTGGCGATGCAGCCAGGGCAATTCAGATATCTCAATTGCGTGTTGCTTTTGAAGTTGATGCAAGAAACAACCTTGTTAACATTGAAAATGATATTGATAAAAATCCAAATGTAGACCTTGACAAAGTAAAGTCAGAAATTAATTCTTTTACAAATGGTTATGCGGCCATATTGTCAAAAATGGACGCAGAAGAAGCTATTCGTTTTAAACAAAGCGTAGCTGCTGCTGGAAATCAAACATATAGAATTGCGGCAAGAAAATCAATTGAGATTGAAAATGCTGTAAAACAAGCTGATTATGAAAGCGCAAGAGCAAACTTGCCATTTAGAATTTTTGGAATTTTAAATGAAGCACCTCCAGAAGTTATTGTTGACAGAATAAACGCGGAGTTAAGTGTAAACCGGAGTGCTGCTAAAATAACAGGTTCTGCTGCCGTAGTGCTTGATGATAGAAAATATACTTCTGAAGTATTGAATAAAGCAATTGCTGACAAAGTGCTTGATCCAACTAGCGGCATGACTGTTTCTGATGCAATAACTAGCATTAAAAAAGGTACGCATCCAGCGCTATCAAGAATAGTAAAAGAACTTAAGCTAGATACAAATAAAATTGAAGAGTTGATACTTGCCCAAGCTGATCAAAACAAAAAAGCAAATGAGTTTTTTTACTATCAGCAAGATAAAATAGCAGATGAAATTGAGCGTAGGCTTTACTCTTCTACAGACCCAAAAGTTCATAAGCAAGCTTTTGAAGAACTTTCAAAACTTCCAATTAATGCCTCTCGGATAAACACAGCAAGAAACTTTATTTACAGCGACACCGCTACCGGGCCACAAAGAGATGATTTAATAAAGGTTGCACAAGTACTTCAGCGCATTGCTACTTCAGATATTACATATCAAGAAGTCATTGCCATGCCTGGTCTGACAAGAGAAACTCGCGTCAAATTTATGGGAA